TTAGTAAATATGGAGTAAGAGACTATGACACAAGAGAATAAGTTACTAAAGAGAGTGACGATTGAGTATTATGAAAATCTGTCTGGACGGTTGCCTTCGTCAGTAGATGCAGTTCGTATTATCAATAAAAAAATAACTACAGAAGATTTTAATGTAAAATCAAGTAAAGGTAATCCTGTAATATCATATACATCAGAAATGATTTAGCATGAAAGTTAAATTTATAGACAAAATGGGAAGTGATCTTTCTGTAGTTAATGCAGCTAGAGTATCGTTTGCAAAAACATCTGATTGGGATGCAATTCCAGAAGCAGGAGCTGTAGAAGGATTGTTGTCCACTAAAGATGAGGGTTTGATTAAATATCTTGCGAAACATAATCATTGGAGCCCCTTTGGACACGCATCTATGCAAATCCATGTTAAAGCCCCAATATTCGTTGCAAGACAATTAGTGAAGCATCAAGTTGGTTTGGTGTGGAATGAAGTGTCTCGTAGATACGTAGATGATGAACCTGAGTTCTATGAACCTACAGAATGGAGACTTGCAGCAGAGAACAAGAAGCAGGGTTCTTCTAATGAAACTATAAAACTAGATATATCTTCTACATATCAGTCTGCAAAAGAATGTTACAACAATATGTTAGACTTGAATATTGCACCAGAGATGGCTAGAATGGTTCTACCACAGTCCATGTACACTGAATGGTACTGGAGTGGATCACTAATGGCATTTGCTCGTGTGTGCAACCTACGATGCAAGCCAGATACACAACTTGAAACTCAAATGGTTGCAAATCAAATTGATAAGATAGGGGAAGAATTATTTCCTTATTCATGGGAGGCATTGAGAGATGTATGATGTAGAAGAGCGACATCAAAGGATTGTTTTTATAAAGGAAGAAATTTCTATTTTAAAAAGTATGTTGAGGGAACAAGATACTGGAAGAATACAAACTGCAATTAATGTTCTAGAAGACAGGGTTGTAGAATTAAAAGAAAATGAATGTCAAAAGCCTTAGTAATAGGAAATGGCGAATCAAGGTCTTGGTATAGCCCTCAAGCAACTCTTAGTAATTCTATAGTTACATGGGGTTGTAATGCAATTTATCGTGATGGTGATGTTAATAATCTTGTCGCAATAGACTATGGTATGCAGCAGGAAATTTATGATTCTAAATATTATAAATGGAACACTTGTTGGTTTGCAGATTGGTCTGTATTACCAGCTGAAGTTGCAGAAATGTCTCTTATGGGATTTGACTTACCACCAAATTTTATTCATAGAAGTAAAACAAAAACTGCAAATTGTGTAATACAAGGAAAAGACCCAGCCACTATAAAACAGAGAATTGATTCATTAGCAGAACTAAATGCAAATTTAGATATGGATGATCTACAAAAGAAATTGACAAAAGATGTTGGTGTCTGGATTACCTATGTTGATGATAATGATCCTGTTAAGAACATAGACTATCCTAGAGGTTGGTCAGCAGGAACTACTGCACTTTACCTTGCTTGTCAACAGGGAGCAAAAGAAGTTTATATGTTAGGGTTTGATTTATCTTCTCAGAACGAATCTTTGAATAACATATATAAAGGAACAGATTACTATTTACCAGCAGATGCAAAGGGGTTCAATCCACAAAATTGGGTGAATCAGTTGTTGGCTGTTTTTAGAGAGTTTAAAGATACTCAATTCTATTGGGTAGACCCTAAACACAATATTGGAAGTTCTACTGATAATATTGACATAAGGTACTTGACAAAAGCAGAACTTTGTGTTATATTAAATATACAATAAAAAATCGCATATATTAACATAAGGAGAATACATATGTCGTTACAAGCACTAAAAAAGTCCAATTCTTTGGACAAACTGCTGGGTGCAGTTCAAACTGAAAACGCCCCTCAAGAAAAGAAGTCGTATGCAGATGAACGTCTGTGGAAACCAGTGGTAGATAAATCAGGTAATGGTTATGCCGTTATTCGTTTTCTTCCAGCTGTTGATGGTGAAGACCTACCTTGGGCAAAAGTCTGGAACCATGCGTTTCAAGGCCCTACTGGTCAGTGGTATATTGAAAACTCTCTTACTACTATTGGACAGAACGATCCTGTATCAGAGATGAACTCTGCATATTGGAACTCTGGTGTAGAATCTGATAAAGAGATTGCACGTAAACAGAAACGTAAGTTGCAATACTTTGCAAACATCTTGGTTGTTCAAGATAAAGCAAATCCTCAAAACGAAGGTAAAGTAATGCTTTATCGTTTCGGTAAGAAAATCTTTGATAAGTGCATGGAAGCAATGCAACCAGCATTCGAAGATGAAACTCCAGTGAATCCATTTGATTTCTGGGAAGGTGCAGAATTCAAATTGAAGATTCGTAAGGTAGATGGTTATTGGAATTACGACAAATCAGAGTTTAGCACACCCGCACCATTGTTTGATAATGATGATGAGATTGAAGCAGTGTGGAATAAACAATATCCTCTTGTAGAGTTTACAGCTGAATCTAATTTCAAGTCTTATGATGAGTTGAAGACTCGTTTGAGTACTGTTCTTGCAGGGACTACTACTGTTGGAAATGTAACAGCCTTGATGGAAGATGAACCAGTAAAATCACCAAGGGTAGATACGAAGGAAGCACCAGCTCCAAGTCCTACTGTTACCGTAACCAAAGATGATGAAGATGATACATTATCTTATTTTGAAAAACTTGCAGAAGAAGGCTAATATATTATGAAGTTTAGTGTCTTGTTAACTGTTATCGTTGCATTGATCTCACCAGCTATTGTAATGGCTGATGTTATCTTAACTCCCAAATCAATTACATTTGTTTGCTCTACTGATGTAGAACCAGGCACAGTTGTGTTTACTGATCCACCTAAGTTTAGTTGTGATGATTATGAACAACTTGAAAGTATTATTGGTTTGGGTATTACAATTGGACCTAGTACGAATATTGATAAAATTACTGATGCGATTAAACATACAAATCGTAAAATCCGTACAACATCTAATGGTGTACCAATTATTAGGGCTCCAGAAGGTCCAGTAAAGGTACGTCCAGAAGGATGGGTTGATCAGGAAAATGATCATTCTCTAAAGTTGTCAGATGATGTAAGTTCTTGGTTGCCTATTGTTAAAAATGATTATAGTAACTTTGATGGTTTCTCTAGAAATAAATCATTCTTTAGAGACTAAGGTATGTTGACAAATAATCCTTGGTGTGCTTTAAATACTACCTAAAAAAAGTCAATAAACAACATTAGAGCCCCTCATGGAAACATGAGGGGTTTTTAATTAGCGTTTGCCAATGCACCAATAACAAAATTAGGTTGTCTAACTGGTGTTGTTGTTGATGTATTTGATGAACTACTTGTAGTTACAACTGATGTTGGTGCAGATACTACATTCACCGGGCCTCCACCACCAGCATTTAAATTTTTCAAATTAGGTGCTGTTACAGCTGTAGGTTGTAGTGCATTTTTTTCTGCTTTTATTTTTTCACGTTTCTTTGCTTCTTCTGTTTCTTTTTCTAATTTTTGTTTTTCTCTTAGAGCCTTTCTATTTAATGCAAATTGTTTCTGTTCTTCTTCTTTTGCCTTCTTTGCAGCTGCCTGTTCTTCTGGTTTACCAAAAAGTGCATCAGCAATATCATCACCTTTAAAAGGAATTTTTCTTATGATTTTTTGTACAAAGTCCACGATAAAATTAAACAATCCAGCAATAGCATCTCCCATAAAAGTCAGACCCTCTTTTATAGTATCAACAAAACTAAATTCATCCATAGCTTTTGAAGCGTTTGTAAAAGATTCAAGTCCAAACACACTACCTATTTTTCCAATAATCCAAGATACACCATCTTTAAGTAGGTCAAAGGGAAGTCCAAGTATATTTGAAATAACTGATACTATAC